GAAACGCCCGGATCGCGGGGTTGATCTGGAGAAAGCTTGCATTCGCCGCAGCGAACACAGCGCTCCCAGGAACAACCGGTGCACCGACGCTCACAGCAAGCATGAGCGCCTGACCCGAGTTAATGGCGATGTTCAACTTGGGGTTGAACAAGTCGAACACCGAGGGGTGCGTATGCTCCTGCACGGGCACCGCCATTGGCGATACCGCGGGAGGAGCAGTGTTCCGTGTGACGACCGTCTGGAATCGAACCGTTCGTTGTTCGAGATAAATCCAGTCGAATCGACTCACGTCAGTCGGCGATCCCGGGTCTTGGACATTGTATAATGAAGGCGTCGCGTTGAAGTCCGCGACATACATGCCCACGGCCATCGGGATATCGAAAAAGGCATCGTAACCAAAGTTGGCCACTGTCGGAGTCGGCGGAGAGCCCGCCAAGTTCGCACAAAACAGTGCGCCAAGGTCCACCTGCCCATCCAGACATTTCACGCGGAGCGCCTGGATCGTTGGCGCCGCATTCTGTTGCAGCGTCAATCGAGGCGACTCAATCATGATGCTCTGGACTACCGACCCGAGGGGGATCGAACGAGTCATTCCCCCTCCCCACATAACGCCTGTTTGTTGGACCGTGGGACTCCCACTATTGGGCTCTCCCATCGCCAACCAGACGCCGTTGGGCGCAAGCTGCCCGGGAACCTCGGGTTCCCCCGCGACCGAATAGCCGCCTGCGCACAACGCCTCAACAAGGGTCTCCGCGAGCTCAGCCCACGGAATCGACCCCCACCCACCACGGGATTGTGGGTTCCCCTTACCTTCATGAGACTTTGACATTAAAACCTCCTTATAGAGAACTCAAGATAACCATCTTGAGAATGGTCCGGGGTTACAGCCACTACGTCTCCCCGGAGAAAGCGGATAGCTGCCACATGAGGCGCCGGATTCGCACCCGGTCATCCTCGGTTAACCACTTCCCGTGTTTATTGAAGAAGTAGATCAACCGATCGACATGGTTTTGGATGTCGATCATGAGGATTTCAATCTCCATCCTGTCCAGAGAGTCCATAGCAAACCCCCAAATAATAGCCACTAAAGCTAAGTGACCCTGGTACCAAGGTACCGAACTGTGGCGTTGTTATACATCACTGTCGTGCGTCGAGCGAGCCAGGATCGCTGGCCCAAGGAATCCTTGATGAGTTCAAGCAACACAGGGTTGCCATCAATGAGGCGGCGCACCGCCTCCTCACACCCAGGATCATGCTCCCACAGCCAATCTGCGAGAATCTCAAAGCACGGATGCCCTGATGTCTCTCCGACTTGCTGAAGGAACTGTACCGACTCGAGAAACCCCGCGGGACTCTCGACGAAATCAGAGATTTCATCGAGACGCTCATACCCCGGACCTGATTCCCGACCGCACATACTGCCTACCGTACGCGCAATCGATCGCATACCCGGGAAGATCAAGCCATTTCGAAGGCGCCGGTCATACCACATCTGTAAGAATGTGACACGATCTTTACTCTCTAATGACTTCTCGACCGAAAGAGTCATGCCTAAATCTGTCTGGAGAACGTCGGCAAACGCCTGCTTCGTCCATGGCCCATTAAAGGTGTAGACACCGTCATCACCATTAATGAGTGAGTCATGGATTTGGCATTTATTCGCCGCCGCGGCATACGCCATCACCCAATAGTTGACGTACGATCCGACCAAATTTGTTAATTTGGCCCCAGACGGGATCCCACCTGTCCGGTTCTCGCCTCCGCGAAAACCGTCCCTCGGGTAGAGAATCCCCGTGCTCATGAAGCTGTGGAGGGCAAACTCCACAAGAGCAGCGCCAGCCGAATCAAACATACACGCCATGATCCCGAAGACACGTACTAATACATCGTTCGGAACCGATGCATCGAAATTCTTGAAATCCAATGATAAGCATTTCCGATTGGATTCCAAGATTCGTGTGATAGCGGCATCCACCGCCTCCCGCGATCTCCAAGCGACGAACTGTGGAAGCGTCGCTGAATACTCATATGCGGGACCCCACACCTCCGTCTGGAGGATATTGTGCACACGACTAATGCCAAAAATCAGGCGTGACTTCGCGCGATATCCACGAGCCTTTGAAACACTCCGCGTCCCCGAAGATCCGGGATACGCGGAAGCATACCGAAGGTCAAGACCCTCGGCTTCTATACCACACGCCTCAGTGTAGTAGAGAAACGGCGATTCTTTCGCGCGAACAAACATCGGCCAGCCACATCCAGCATTCCTCTTAAAGCTCACCGCAGCGACATGCGTCGACCACGGCGTGAGCTTAGACCCGCCGAGCAACAAGTCGGCCAAAGCGCGATCAGCGATACGGGCATACGACTCATTGAGAGTCGTATCGCGGCCTTCGAAGTATCGGTCAAGGATCTGCATGAGACTTTGGCCACCCTCCCAGGACGGAACCTGGAAGAAGCCATACGTCCAAGACTTTGATCCCACCTTCGACGCCTCGTTCCCTTCAATATCACTGACAACGTCCCAAGCCTTATGTCCCCGACATCGACTTAACACACTTTCGAGCACAAAATCGCGGCCTCTGTCGCGTTGTGTTTTCCCGAAAGGAACCAGTGACGTGACAACGTCATCTTCACACCCTTGGTCCAGCCTGATCATGTGCGACTCATGGCTAAGAAGCGCCCTAGAATCAGGTAGAGCACGATGGAACATAACGCTCTCCATCACGCGGCGTTGAACCGTCATCAGGTGCGCGCCTTACGCGACGCGCGTCCTCAGCGGCCTGATGGCGTGTTTGTTCAACCCCGCACATCCGCCAATGCTGCTGCTGCT